GAATCGCCTTCTGGTTTTGTTCGATAAAGAGACGGTGAACAACCCTCTTTCTAATTCTACCAAAACCAGGTCCCGCAGAATAGAAACGACCATTCAGCGAGACAATCTGCTCGGTTATACTCCCCTTAGGGAATAAGGCACTAGACCGGAGGAAACCCACCAGTTTCGCACCCCCCCTACACGACCAAAAGGGCGTGGAGTTAAGAGTAAAGGCCCTACGATGTAGGAACGTTTTTCCTTTACTCAAAGTTAACCCCCCTTTCACTACATTACGCTCCCAAGAAGAAAACTCCTCGGGCGTCGCACGAAAAACGATATCGTCGCCATTGATGCGTACGGGGACGTCCCGCGGCACCGAATACCGAAACGTAATGTAGTTTATGAGGCACAACATGGGAAAAGAGGTCAACTGACCCATCAATTGCCCCCTACGTTGAACATAGGATCGGCCAGATTCGTCAATAAGACGAGACGAATAAGTCGAGACAGCGTGTTCAATTATACCTTGTGGCACAGTATAACTTCTGTCGAGCAATGTCTCGAGGATAGCTACTTGGAGAGCCGAATTAAGATTGTCAGTGGCGCTTTCGTAATCACCACTCACAAAGACTTCACCATCCACAGGGGTGAATTCCTTGAATCGATTCGGTTTTGCATCTCCACGTAGAAGCCACGGGAACTGGGAAAGGTGAGAGTACATTGCCTTGTGAAGCGGGCGTAGAGCGTTATCGACGCGTGGTGGTATCGCAATGATCCGCCACTTGCCGCTAGTCTCTATCGCCTGTACTCTCGAAACCGAATGCTTTTTCCTCGCCGAGATCGAAGAGTTGAGAACGTAGTTGCAAAAATCGCTACGTTGCCATCTCTTCTCGGCCTCAAGTCCTCTACAACCCCCCTCCTTACGTCCCTGTTCAGAACAAGACGTAGTCGGGAGAGAGCTCGTAAGAGCTCGATCATTGTAGGTGCGATCCCACCCCACAGGAAACAACTTCTTCGTCAATCTGAGGGCAAACCTCAAAAAATCGGGATCAGGTGCATCCTGCGGGCACGAAAGTGTCTCGCAATACTTTTCCACACTCGGTTTCTCCTTTGGAATAACCTTCCGAAAGAGAAATAAAGAATGACTCAGTCCGA